CCGTCAAAACCAGGTTTGATGACGATGTGAAGCCCTCGTCCGAGCTGAAGCTCAACGGAAAACAAGGCTATCTTGGTCCGGTGCTCGAAGACCATATTCCCTACATCACGACTGGGACTCGACCTGACTTCATTGCTGCGTTCAACAAACGCGCCAACTTTCACAGCACTGAAAAGATTCATCCTTCGCTGTTGCGCCATAGTCGCGTGATGAATCGAAGACTGGTCCCCAACGTGATGCCCACCATCGAGTGGGACCGAGACTTGTATGAGTCTTGGTTGGAAAATTTCGACACCGAAAAGAGACTGCGCATTGAGCGGGCATATCACGACGCTGGACTCGACAGACTGTTCGACTATTCATCGAAACAGATCTTCACTAAGATTGAGGCACTCGTCAAGGACCACGACACTGTCGCTGGTCGCCTCATCTTCAAAGGCACTGATCTCTACAACATGATTTCAGGGCCGATATTCAAAGTGATGATGAAACGTTTCTGTGACTGCGAGAACAATCTCTCCACCACGAAATTCAAGATCTCCTACAAACAACAAACTCCGGAGATTGTCGAGCACCTAGAATCTATAGGCGCCGCCTCGTTCATTGAATGTGATTTCTCATCCAATGACAAAACGCAGGTGCGCGATGTTCAGAGGCTCGAACTTGATTTCATGAAGAGATTGGGCTGTCCCAGCTGGTTCCTCACTCTTCACGCGAAGACCAACCGTTTCGCCGTTTACTCCACCAAGTTTGGCATGATGTCCAATATTGCGTTCCAATTGCCATCGGGTTGCACCGATGGCACTTTTCGCAATACGTATTGGAATCTTGCCATATTCAATTCTTGGTGTCTTAGAGTGAAGGCATATGGAACGCGTTCCGTCTTCTTGGGTGACGATATGCTCGCCGCCCTTCCCAAACGCATCCGCCGGGGTGCTAGAACTTACACTCAAACCGCCGCTTTGGGGCAGATGACTGCCAAGGCATCTTGTCGTCGCACTCTCAGTTCTTGCCATTTCTTGAGCAAGCACTTCTATCCGGTCAATTCCGGAGAGAATGCGCACGTGATGCTGCCGTTCGTCCCCAAAGTCCTGGCAAAGTTCAACACCCGCCCAAATAGCAATGCCGTCGTCAATGATGATGAGTACATGGCAGGGAAGTCACTCTCCCACGCCTATGAATTCAGATTCTGCAAAATCCTTCGTGACATATTCCTCCGCCGGGCCCGCATGCACTTACAGTGCACGCGGGGCCGGTTCTCCTTGGAGGGTGTGTCTTATCATGTCCGTCGTCTCGGCCAGTATGATTCCAACATATACCGGCTCCTCAATTTTGACGATTGGCCTGATCTTGTCAAGAGGGATGACCTCGACGACTTTTGGCAATGCTATATGGGACTCACGTTTGGGGAGGTGATGCACCTCTTCCGCGACCTGGTACTCCTCGATTCCAGGGATATCGTTGTTGCTTGCGATATCCTTGGGGACTTCTAAGCAACGAACTTGTCGCTCTTCGGAGCATACAAGCTGGGGCATGTCGACCGCCACTGCGACTCATGCTCTCGGCCCGGCTCGTCAGTGGGGCCACCCCTACCACTGGGATGTCTGTGGTTTCATCCTTAAAAATCCGTCCACACCAAAC